AATGTGCCACCTGGTTGTATGGAAAGTACATGATGGTAACGTGGTACCGACCTTTCCAAACTTTCCAGAGAAAGTAAAGAGGATACGCGCAGAAAAACATTTTAAGACAGTTAGCTACACAAATAAAACTTAGAACAAATGCAAAGTACCACATGGCATGTACACACTTCTTAGGGACATTGAATCTCCTAAATGTGTATTTGCCCCGGGGCAACAAATTGCGCACAACCTTTCCACCTTTAGCGACTTCAGTCATCTCGGAGTGAGTGTACACAGTTCCACCACCAGCGGTGGGGATCATGCGCACAGTTCGATCTCCAAAAGAACTAACGACACCAGGGACTACTTCCCATTTGAATTCCGCATTATCCCTCGTTGGAAGATACGGCTGCTGGAGGTTAGGTTTATGCAAAGCAGTGTGGATGGAAGTTTCTCCAAGAGAAACTAACACTTGCCAGTCTGCTGGTTCTAAGTAGTATATTGAGTGAGTTAACATGAATTGGACATTGGAGCTTGAATACCATCTAGATAAACATGTGCAATCTTTTGCCATATGATGACAATAATTCAGTTTCCCAAGAATTGGTCCATTAGTTGCAGTTAGCAAGTTAATGTTCGCAAGATTCTTAGCTTTAAACTGTGCGTATCTATTGTTATCGCCGAATGAACAAACGGGAAAACTACAGTGGTGAGTTATCCCTTTTGTATCATCGAACTCTAACGACTTGAGCGCTCGACAAAGTCCGCCAACTCCGGATCCGACATCATAAAACACAGGTTTGACTTTGGTAGTCAAAATCTGTATAATATCATACCGCATCTGGTCCTCAGCAACGCGACGTGCAGCCGCAAGGATCGGATGACCGTGGGGTTTGGTCAACTCAATCATTGGGTTGTTCGTTACGTGGGCTGGGCCATGGATCCCGTAGGATTTGGCTGATGTTTTCTTTTCCTTTTGTTTCTTTGATGTTTCATTTTTGACTTCTACCTTGGGCGGAGTAGGATCATTTTTGATCACCCACTTCTTACCGCCAGGAGGCGCAGCGACTGTTGATCCGCTGGCTTCCGAGGACGCTTTGTCCTTCTTCCAATTTGCAGCTCGCTTGACCGAGTGTTTCTGCTGTTGGGGAGTACTAATTGACCCATTAGTCAT